TGGTTATAAGTTCGTGTTTATGTCTATTGCAACTTGTTGTAATATTATCATGTAGGTTATTTTATGTATTTATAGGAGGATAGAAATATGATGATTTTGTTTTTGATCTCACAGGGTATTATTGTATGGGGTGTCTGGTGGCTGGTAAAAGATGTCCGGGAGCTTATCAATGAACATTATTTATAGGAGGTGAAGCAGATGACGAATGATTTAATAAGCAGAAATGCTATAGAGCATTTGGTCATGACAAAAAGCTATGACCTTGGCGAACCAATCCAAAAAAGATTAATGATGCATGATGTCGAATCCTTGCCATCCGCACAGCCAGAATGTAAAGATTGTAAAAATTGGGATGAATCATGGACACCATCATATAGTGATGGAACCTCACATTATTGTCCGATGATTGATCTTGTAACAGATGAACATTTCTATTGTAAGTATGGAGATTTTAAATGATTATACAATTATATGGAGGAAGTTATAATGAATAAGTTTTCTGAACGATTTTTTGATCTATTAGTAGAACATAAACTCATGCCAGCACAGTTTGCTTCTGAAATGGGTATAAGCCCTAACACTGTTTATAATTGGCTGCGTGGGGATTATCTTCCCAACCTGGTAATGTTCTTCCGGATCTGTGAGGATTATGATGTAGAACCACGGTGGTTATGGGGAGGTGAATCAGATGTTTAAATTGAAACCATGTCCGTTTTGTGGCTCTAAGCGAGTATATGTCATGGGTAATGAAAAACACTGGATTGGTTGTAGTAATTGCGGTGCTGAAGGGCCTGTACCAGTTGGTTTATATAAATACAAAGGACCTGCTGTAACAGCATGGAATAAGAGAGTAGGTGATAAATAATGAGTAAGAAAATGCCTGACACGATCTGGACTCCTACATATGAGAAATTATATAAGGAGTACAAAAGAATCGCCAACACAGCTGATAAGCGCCTTTTATCACTTGAGAAATTGTCTGAACAGGAAGGATATAAGAATATCAAAAATTGGGCTTATTCTGATGCTATGCACGATATTAAAAGATGGTCCGGAGAAGGCAGGACACGCTGGAACACAAAACCACCTTCAACAACTCAGGGCATTGTTGCAAAAATGAATGACATCCGGAGATTCCTGCAGGCCCCTTCCGCTTCCAAGAGATCTGTAACACAGCTGTGGCAGAGGGAAGCAGATACCATAAACGAGAGATATGGATTAGACCTTGACTGGCAGGATATGGGTAAGTTTTTTGAAAGTAAAACCTGGGAAAAGTTATCCAGACAATACGGATCCAAGACAGCTGTAAAGATGATCGGATCCATTCAAAAGAGTGGAATGACAAAGAGACAGATAACTGCAGCACTAAAAAATGATAAAGAGTTCCGTATATCTGATGAGGCGGAAGTTAATCATATGATCGCTCAGGCACTGCCTGGTATCAACTTTGCGGAACTTGGAAGGTTAGGAGTATGATAGCTGTTTCAGAGTATGAAGCAAGTATACGTTCTATTAAATACAATATGGTTTATTATGAGGATTATGATTTTACTATTTTAAATAAGATCAGATACCATTTTAAACCGGGCAAGATGCATGACATCAGTTTCAATGATTGTTTCGTCATGGCTGATACAGAGACCAGCAAAGCACACAAAAATGTAATAGGAGAGGATGGGAAACCGATCCCTGTCATCAATTATGTTGTGGCCTGGACAATTTCGGTCCGGGCCGCACATCATAATATTGTTACTTTATGGGGCAGGAGTCCGGATCAGATGGCATTATGCATCCGGAAGATCTGTGACAATATGAGAGGAAAGGAGACTTACATATATTTCCATAACTTATCCTATGACTGGGAGTTCATAAGAAAATTCATGCTGCAGGAGTTTGGCAGCCCCCGGAGACAGTTAAACACCAAACCGCATTATCCAATATACATCCAGTGGGATCATTTTATCTTAAAAGATAGTTTGATTTTGGCTCAGAGATCCCTGGAAAAATGGGCCAATGACATGGATGTAAAACATAAAAAAGCAACCGGTAAATGGGATTATGACAAGATAAGAGGACAACAGGAACACTTCAGTCCGGAAGAACTGGAGTATATAGAGCATGATACACTGGCCGGTGTTGAGGCTCTGGATCGGCACTGTATCATACATCATAAAACACCTTCCAGTATCCATATGACAGCTACAGGGATCCCCAGGGAGCAGGTCATAAAAAGAGGAAAGAAGAACAGAGCAAAAGAGAAGTTTCTTAACCTTGCGTCTGATTTTAAGGATCATCTTAACCTTGAGCAGTGTTTTCACGGTGGTTATACACATGGGAACCGGCACTATGTCAATTTCACACTAGATCAGACGATACTGCATGAGTTTGGTTATGAAAAGGTACAGGCTGCAGATTTTGCTTCCAGCTATCCTTATATCATGTTGTCTGAGAAATTCCCGATGGAGAAGTTTACAGCATATAAAGACTGCACTATGTCAGAAGTGCTGGAGAGTAAAAACTATGCATACTATGGTAAACTGTGTTTAGTGAAACCACGTTTAAAGGATGATTCACAACCGATGCCATATCTGCAGTACAGTAAAGCTGTTAAGATCATCAATCCTGTACTGGATAATGGAAGGGTGCTTTGTGCTGCATATATGGAAATATGGGTAACAGATCCGGACATAGAAATCATTAACAGTATGTATGACAGTGATTATCATGTGCTTACAAATGTGATGATCTCTTATAAATCATATCTTCCCAGGTGGCTGACTGATTATGTGTTTGAATGTTTTCGGAACAAATCAGAGCTAAAGGGCAAGGATCCTGTACTTTATGCGATCAGTAAAGCAACAATAAATAGTATCTATGGGATGATGGTGCAACGTGTGTTTACTGCAGATATTACAGAGGATTATGTTACTGGAGAATGGAAAACAGAAGATGTCTGCACAAAAGAAAAGTATGAGGAATACCTGGATAATAAAAGAAAGATACTTCCTTATCAGTGGGGAGTGTGGATCACTTCCTATGCCTGCCGGAACCTTTTTCTGTTGGGGAAGTGCTTTGATGTTTGGCTATACTCAGATACAGATTCCTGTTATGGTCTTGGTATGGATCCGGAGCAGCTGCAGTCATATAATGAAGGATGCAAACAGAAATTAAAAGATAATGGCTATGGGTCTGTATATGCCAATGGCAGGGAATACTGGCTTGGAATTGCAGAACATGGCCCGGATGATGTTTACAGCGAATTTAAATATATGGGTGCAAAAAGGTACTGCGGTCGTGGATCCGATGGTAAACTCCATATCACTGTTGCCGGTGTACCAAAGAAGGGTGTTGAATGTTTAAAGGATGATATTAATAACTTTAAAGAGGGTTTTATCTTCCCAGGTGAAGAAACTGGTAAGCTACTGCATACCTACATACCGGCCGAGGATATATACAAAAGGAATGGTATTATCTATGCAGATAGCGTAGATCTGACTCCCTGTCCTTATGAATTGTCATCCATTAAGCTACTTAATTGGCAACAGATCTGGACAGAAGAAATTGAGGTGGTAGATTATGAAGACTTCTAAAGATTACTATTATAATATAGATACGGATATGATCATGTATCCGCATAACTGGGCCTACATCATTTGTGGAGGCCGTAACACTGGTAAAACATATGGGACATTAAAGAGCTGTTATCTGAATGACAGAATGTTTACATTTATAAAACGGACAATGGATGATGTAGATCTGATCTGTGCCGGAGGCAAGAACAATGATTACTTTGATCTGTCTCCATTTAAGGCGATCAACAGAGATCTTGACATTAATGTAGAGGCCAGACTGATCCGTAAAGGTATCGGTGGTTTTTATGACGGAGATAAACTGATCGGTTACATCGTGGCATTATCAGGAGTAACAAAGTTTAAAGGTTTCGATCTGTCAGATACAGAATGGATGATCTTTGATGAGTTTATCCCCCGGGAATGGGAGAGGATCAGCAGACAGGAAGGTGAACAGGTTTTGGATCTGTACAAAACCATTGCCAGAGACAGAGAACACAGAGGCCGGGAGCCTTTGAAATTGGTAGCCCTTGCCAATGCTACAGAATTATCCAATCCCCTTTTCAATGTCCTGGAGATCACAGATGTTGTGGCAGAGATGGACAGGAGAGGATTATATATCACAGAGCAGCAGGATAGAGGAATCTTTATCCATTTGCTTAACGATAATGAGGAGTTCCGGAAACAGGAAGAAAAGAGCATGATCTATAAAGCAATGGCCGGTACAAAGTGGCTGGCAATGTCACTGGAGAACAAATTTGCTTACAATGATACTTCAAATGTAGAAAAAAAGAACATGAAAAACTTCCGGCCCCTGTACAGATTTCATTATAAAAACTCCTGGACTTATGTTTATTATAATGAAGAAAAAGGGTATTATATCACGAAAAGCAAAGCAGGAAAAAAGATCCCTTCTTATGATCTTTCCCTGGATAATGATTACAGGCGGTTTTATTTGGAGCAGGTCTTGGATCTGCAGGAAGCCTGCATCAATGACCATGTAAAGTTTGATTCCTATATGATCTATGATCTCATCATGAATTATAAAAAACATTTCCGCTTATGATTGTGCAATTTTACTAATTTACAATTACTTGCAAATCCATTACAATAAATGTGAAAACTAATTAACTCAGCTGACAAGGAGGTATATTATGAAACAGTTTTTAGTAGTCTATGAAAATCTTGTAACTGATGATGTGATTTCTGAATTGATCAATGCACCAACGATTCCTGAAGCGGATATGATTGCATGGGAACATTCACAGAGAACTGGTTTAAGTGAAGGTAACTATTCATTATATCAGGTTAATCCAGATGGTACCGTGATGGACTGCTGCGTATACTTAGACTGAAAGGAAGTTGTGTTATGACAGTTAAAGATTTATTTGTATTTGCAAGGCCTGATGTCAGGATAGTATTGGAAGATGGATTTTATCATAGGGTATATGCCGGAAAATTTGAAGATGTTCCGTATCGGTTTATTAATTGTAATGTATGCGATTATTACATCAAAGATAATAAATTGGTCATAGAGTTTTATGACTGATCTATTATAGAATCATTGAAACTTGCACAAAAACAAAAGGAGAAGAAAAATGGCAAGAGCAAGAAACAATTCAAATGGTAACATTAATGTAGAACGTGCTTTCCAGTTCAGAAGTGGAGATGTTGGTTTTGATATGACTTATAAAGGTGTGAGTCTGTACAAGATGACTAGAAAGATTGGCCAGGATGATGAGGGTGAATACTTCTGGTTTGCATTTCCGACTTATAAGGGAAATGATGGAAGATACTGGAAATACTATTATATGAAGTTTACGGAAGAAGAGCAGGATCTTATTAATCAGCAGATCGAGGATCTGTTAAACTAGACAATCATAAAAAAAATTAATAAAATGGGGATAGAGAGATCTATCCCTATTTTTTATTGAAAGGAGGAAATATTATGGAACCGGATGTAATCGTCAGCATGGTGGGAAGCCTTGGTTTTCCGATTGTAATGTGCATTTTTCTTTTGTATATGCAGAATACAACGCTAAAAGAAATGACAGAAACCAATAAGCTGCTGCAGATGGCAATCGAAAAATTGATCTCAAAATTAGGAGGTACAGAATGAGTAAACTTTCTGATTTTATAAGGTTTGTAAAGGCTGCCTGTGATGATCCTAATGTTGGTTACAGTCAGACTAAGAGAACTACGATCAAGTTAAACTCAAACAAGAGAACATACTGCGACTGCAGTTCTTTACTTTCCTGGGCCATGACAAAGGCAGGTTTCTACAGTTCTAATCCTTGGTTTTATACAGGCAATGAAGAGGAAGAACTAAAGAAAGCAGGATGGAAAAGATATAACCCAAACACTGTGGAATGGGAGCCGGGAGATATACTTCACAGAAGATCCAATGGATCAGGACATACAGAAGTAGTCTACAGAGGAACCGGAACCGGCCAGGGGATAACAATGGGTGCTCATGGTGCACATTATTCCTGGGCTAATCAGGTAAATGTAAATAAGTATATCTCTTATGGTAGAAACTGGCAAAACCTTTATAGATATGAAGGAAACGGTTCTGGAACCTATCCCGGAACATGGCCCACTCTTCCAAAAAGAGGTTATTTTCATAAAGGTGATAAGGGTGTCAATGTTGGAAGGGTACAGTCATTCCTTGTATGGGCCGGTTATGATATAGGAAAGTATGGAATAGATAATATTTACGGCCTGGATACTGCTGCTGCAGTTTCTGCTTTTGAGGAAGATCATGATCTTCAAGTAGATGGACAGTTTGGTCCGGTCTGTCTTAAAACTGCAAAGAAGGTGACAAGATGACGAAATATGAATACTTCTGGGTAAAATTACATCATTATGAACATGGAGACAAGGAATTGCAGTCTGAGGATTATTTTGCTTTGATGGGTCAGATCAGTAAGCATCTTTATGCCGGATGGATCGTCACTTATATGAAACTTATGAATAGAGGTGATTAAATGAATGTATTATTTGGTCAGATGAATAAGGAGATCAATTCCACAAAGAGAATGGCAACAGGAGATTTTTCATTATCTCTTGATATGCAGTTAAAAGATAACTGCAGCGTTACAAGTCCAATACTAACCATAAGAAAAGATCGTTTCGATGTGGATCCGGATCATCATTATAACTATGCATATATCCCCAGATGGCAGCGTTATTATTTTGTTGTAAATTATGTTATGACTCCGGGGGGAATATGGGAAATATATCTTGCTATTGATGTGTTGGCAACCTGGAGGACATACATAAAAGGAAGTACAGCATATGTAAGAAGATCCGCAAGCAATTATTCTAACTTCCTTCCGGATTCTACGTGGAGTCATTCAAGTGACTTCACACAGACATCACAGGTTATTGATGTCGGGTTAGGTGCTCCGGGTGGCGGTACAGTCCTATTGTTTACAGCCACAGATGATCAGTCAACTGCAGCAGAAGCAATGCCGGGAATGTCCTGTTATGCTATGTCTCTATCAGTTCTCAGGAACCTTTGTAATTATCTTTTCTCAAATGATTTCTGGAGTTTGATCGAAACAGATATTAATGATGATGTCTCAGCTCAAATGTGTAAGACATTTTTTAATCCATTTCAGTATCTTCTTAAATGTATGTGGTTTCCTGTCTCACTGTCCAGCTTTACCGGGAACATAGTTCCTATTGGTTTTGGATGGTGGGAAGCCGCTGCAACCGGTGGAAATATCAGTGCTACTCTTGTTGATATTCACAAACTAAAAAAGACCTTTTCCTTCACACTTGGCAGCTACTCAAACTGGACGAGCAGGGATAATGACTGGAACAGATACACCTTATATGTCCCAGGTTTTGGTCAGCTTAACATATCAGCTGAGTATGCCGGTTATACATTGACCGGTGAGATAGTGATAGATCTATCAACAGGGGAAGCAGGTTTATTTATCAAGTCAGGCAATGCCCTGATCCAGTCAGCTACAGGAAAGATAGGCGCCAGTATCCAGTTATCTTCCCTATATGAAGATCTTATCCAGGATTTTGGTAGCAAAGGGGCAGCAATACAGAACGCAGTCAGAGCCGGGGCCGGTGCCATCATGGGTGGAGTACAGGCAAGGGGAGCAATAAAAGAGCAGGTCAAAAATATGTTTACCATGTCTGCCGGTGATTATACAGAATGGAGACTGGCAAATGGAAACGGCCAGGAAATAGCAGAATCTATTGTAAAGGGTGCTCAGTCAGCACTGCAGCCAACATTATCTACTATTGGATCCACTTCCACAAGAGCCATAGTAGAAGAGGAAGGAAATGCTATTTTGACTCATACCTATTACAGCAGATATGAGGACATCCATCAAAGACTGGGTGGTATGTGCAATAAAGTGCTGTCTCTTGAAAACCTTTCAGGATATACAGAGATCGTTAATCCTCACATACAATGCCCGGCAACTGCAGAAGAGATAACACAGATCAACACCTTCTTAACAGGTGGTTTTTTCCTGGAGTGATGATATGCCTGATTTATCTATTGCATACAATGATATTATTGCTGCCTGCAATGACCCTAATATTGGTTACGATTCCGGAAACAGGAGAACTACTATTAAACTGAATGTTAATTATGCAACATACTGTGATTGTAGTTCTTTAATGTCCTGGGGAATGACAAGAGCAGGATATTTCAAAAGTAATCCCTGGTTTGGAACTGTTGACCAGAGAGATAAGATGTTAGAAGCAGGGTGGACAGAATATGGACTTACTGAGGTTCCCTGGGCTCCGGGTGATATTCTATGGAAGCGATGGCCGGGCCACGGCCACACAGAGATGGTATATAAAACTGCAGGGGATCATGCTGCTTATACAATGGGTGCTCACACTTCAAACACAGCATGGGCCAGACAGGTAAGTATCAATTCTTATGTTACTACAGCTGCAGGATGGCCCGGAGATGCACCACGTTATGCCTTGTTTAGAGCTCCGGATTCAGGTGCTGCTGTTGCTCACTGGAAACAGGGCCCCGGTAATCAATATATCAGCACTGCAGACACTTATACCAATGCTGTTGCTGCCTATTATTATTTTACTTCTGTTGGTGGTTATACTGATGCTGCTATTGCAGGAATGTTAGGTAATTTTGATGTTGAGTCCGGCATTGATCCTAACCTATGGGAAGGTCTGACAATCGGAACCGGTGGATATGGTATAGCCCAATGGACACCGGCAAGTAAGTACAGGAATTGGGCTACCAGTGAGGGTATAGATATGACAGATCCGGATGAGAATGGACCCGGGCAATGTCGGTGGATAGATGAAAGAACAGAACCTACAGGACAATGGCAGCAAAAAGCAGCCTTTAACAATATGACATGGGCTGAGTATAAAGAACTTACAGATCCGGATTATGCAAGCAGGGCTTTTGGCCGGTGTTGGGAAGGTTATGGAACACAGACAGAAGATCAGAGAGCACAGCGATCTGTTTACTGGTACAACGAAATACAAACCAACTTCCCTTATTACCAGGATCCAGGTGGGAACCCCTCCAGAAGTCGTTTCTATCCCTGGTTATATGGGGCCATGCATTACAGAAGATGGACAAAATTAATGCCTTGATTTTTTCCCATTTAATAAGTATATTAAAGATTAAGGGAAGGGAGCATATCCCGGTAGACAGAACCCGTAGGGGAACCGGTAGCCTTGTCAGCTGCAGCTCCCTCCCTTCCTCACGAAAGGAGTGTATTATGACAATCAAAGATCTTATTTCATTTGCAAAGGCCGGCTGGAAACCTGCAGACGTTCGGGAGTTTCTGCAGGAAATTGAACCGGAACCAACACCAGATCCGGAACCGACACCAGATCCGGAACCAACACCAGATCCGGAACCGACACCAGATCCGGAACCGACACCAGATCCGGAACCGACACCAGATCCGGAACCGGATTATAAGAAGCTGTATGAGGAAGAAAAGAAGGAAAAAGAAAAGCTGCAGAAAGCAAACACAAAGAAAGAGCAGCCAGAAGAACCCACAACACAAGAGAAGTTGAATGACATCATGAGGTCATTTATGTAACAAAAGGAGGTAAAATTATGGCACGGACATTGACACCTATTGACGTTTATGCAATCGTCAATGCAATGGTAGAAGAAGCAACAGGACAGCAGGCAACACTGCAGGCGGTGGATACAAGCAGCTTTATTGCTGCAGGTGAAACGATCCTGGCAACCGGTTACGAGAATACACTTAATGCACTGGGTATTGTTATGGGCCGGACATTTATGGCAGTTAGGCCGTATGATGCAAAACTGAGAATCATCAATGCAAAAGATGGAGACCTTTATACTTCCCGAATGAGAAAGATTTCATTCTATAACCGGGTAGCACAGCCGGCCGGTGACTGGAATACACAGCTGTTTACTAACCTTGAAGATGGTTTCGATAATGGAGAAAACCCAAATGCAAGCAATCAGGCACAGTCTACAAAATCCATGTGGGTACAGAATCAGCCGGTTCCGCTTGAAATGAATTTCGGTGGTGTATCCGTATGGCAGGACAGTACAACAGTTTATAAATATCAGCTCAAGCAGGCCTTCAGATCCGAGGCAGAATTTGCGGATTTTGTTGCCGGTATCATGACTGAAAAGGGAAATGATATTGAATCACAGAAAGAAGCATTTAACAGAGCAGTCCTTCTTAATGGTATTGCTGGTGCTTATGACATGAACGCAATCGGGACAAGAGTAAATCTTACAGAAGAATTTAATACTCGTTTCGGCACAAACTATACTTCTGCACAGCTTAGGAGTACATACTTAGATCAGTTCCTCAAATTTTTTGTTGCCAGAGTAAAACAGATCTCTAACTTTATGGAGGAAAGATCTGTAAAATATCACTGGGCTCCGACTAAACCTGGTCATGTTCTTATGAGACATACTCCTAAGAGCAGACAGAAGATGATCCTTTATAAACCGTTATTCATTGAGGCAGAAGCCTGGGTAATGCCGGAGATCTTCAATACAGAATATCTGTCGATTGATAACTATGAGGGAATCTCTTACTGGCAGAATAATGTAGATGCAAACAGACCGAGTATCAATATTACGCCAGCAGTGACAGATAAAACAACCGGATTAGTTACATCAGGTGATCCTGTAAATCTTGATTATGTTGTAGGATGTCTGTATGACACAGATGCAATGATGACATATTTCAATCTAGATGATGCAGAAACTACTCCGATGGAAGCTCGGAAGCGTTATTACAACATCTGGTATTCTTTCGCTAGAAACGGCATTTATGATCCGACTGAGAACTTTGTTGTTTTCTACATGGCAGATCCGACAGAAGGAAATCAGACAGAAGGAGATCAGACAGAAGGAGAATGATACCTTTCCTCATACCTGGGGCCTGTATAACTGCAGGCCCTTATTTTAAGGAGGTGACAAGATGGGATACTTCCCACTAAATTGGCAGAAGATCAATATAAGCAATGGTTTGTACACTCCAAGTACAATTAAGAAACATAATAATAAAGCGTTTTGTTTCTGGGAAAGATGTCTGTTTCAAAGAGCTGCTTCTGTGATAAAACTGGATATACCATGGGAAGGAGCTGTAAGAGATTTCTTTACCTGGGTATTATACAGGCGTGGTTTTTTATGTGTCTGGGAAGATCCGGAGTTTGGTTTTACTTTTCAGCCCTGCAACCTGGCCGGATATGATTTTTATTATCTACCTGCCAGAGCTATAGTTACTAATCCACTTTTAAAAACTTCTAAGGAAATGAAAATAGGTGAAGAGTGTTGCATCCTTAAATTAAGTCCGGACTATATGGGAATTTGGGACATCATTAACTACTATGCTGAGAAACTGGCTAACCTGGACAATGCTATTAATGTATCAATCATTAATAATAAGTTTACATTTGTACTGGGTGCAAAAAATCGGGCAATGGCTGCAGCATTAAAAGAGATGATGGATCTGATAAATCAGGGAGATCCTGCTGTTATTTATGATAGAAGAATATTCCCGATGGAGAAAGATGGAGAGCCCTGGCAGTTCCTGGAAAGGCAGAACCTTAAGCAATCATATCTTACAGATATGCAGCTGGCCGATATGCACACTCTATTAAATGATTTTGATGCTCAGATCGGAATCCCTTCCCTTCCTTATGAGAAGAAGGAAAGAATGGTAACAGATGAGGCAAACTCCAAGGTGATGGAATCACAGGCACGTTGTATGATCTGGGTGGAGACTCTTAATCAGTCAGCTATTGAAATCAAGAAACTTTATGGTAAAGAGCTTAAATTCTCTTTGAAATTTGAACCGGAAGGGGGGTTGGGTGATGGCTACAGCAAAGATAACACTGCAGGGTCTGCAGAACTACGCTAAGGCAGAAAATAAAAGTATTTTTGATTCATTCACACTCCCGGATGGAATAGACACAGAAACAGTAAAAGAGTCCATCATGTTTGAGGCCGGTGATTTTGGTATAGTCTATGCAGATCTTGACTATATGATCGAGGCTGTCGGTATGTGGTGTAAGAAGTGGAAATATACATTTGACAAGTGGAATAAAGCAATATCTATAGAATATGAGCCACTTGAGAACTACAGAAGAAAAGAGCATTGGGATGATACTGGCAGCAATACCGACAACAGCAAGACAACCGGCAGCAATTCCGGCAACAGCACGACAACCGGTAATAATCAAAATGATTATAAGGTAACTACTTATGAAAATGATACATTGCATCAAAAAGACAGAACAAATGATTCAGGAACCAGTACCACAAACGCATCCGGAACATTTGAAGATAAAAGAGATGCATCCGGAACATATGCAAACAAAAGAGATGGCCTTGCTTATGGTAATATTGGAGTCACTACTTCACAGCAGATGCTAGAAGCCGAACTGGAAGTTGCCAGATGGAACCTGATCGAGCAAATAACAGATATGTTTATCCGGGACTTTTGTATATTAGTATATGTATAAGGAGGTAAAAGATGTTTAGACATGATTATCCATATACAGATTTTCATGAATTGAATCTGGATTGGTTATTAGAAAAAATGAAGATTTTCCAGGAGGGTTATCTTGATAAATATATCAAGGCCGGTCAACTGATTACACCAATGATATTCGGTGCGGAAAAAGACGATCTGGAAGATGATTCAGTTGCTTTTCATTCATTTTATGGTTATGACGGTGGTGCCAAATATATTCCATCCGGATCTTATCTGGTAGATGGTGTTTTAAGACGTTTTGAGTATGGATGTTTTGGTAATGGTAATGAGATTGTAATGCCATCATATACATTTAGGGATACTTATTTAAATTATGGGGAGTATGCCTTTGAAAAAGATGGTAACGGTCCTATCAATCAAAATTATGAAGAATTTGACACACCGGCCGATTTCAAACCAATCAATCAGACAACCTTCTTAGTAAATCATACCGGCAATTTTGATTGGGGTTCTTATAACACTGGTCCTGTCGGCTATGAGGTCAAAGGCGGCATCAAAGGAAATTCAAATGGTATGCCGATCGGTTTCAGATCCGTGATGTTCAGTGAGCAGGGCGGTGATGGTGATGTTGTAGGTGTATGGTCACGAGTATATAAAGCTAATCCGTCAGATGGTGTTAATAATTCTGATGCGTGTGCCGGTCATTTTTCTGCTATTTGCAGTGATACCGGAAACGGAATCACAATGGCGAATGAATTATGGGCCTTTAATCGAAAAACTCAGGGTCAAGCTGGAACTAATTTCTCATACTTCTTTAATGCCGGTGGTATTGTTGGTAGCCAATATGTAGCCAAGTCCAATGATGGTATGGCTCAGGCACATATTTTAGCTGGAGGTACTACAAATGCCAAATATGGTGCATGGTGTGTTATGACCATTAATAATACGGGTTTTAAGTATAATAATAGAACGAATTATCCTGCTAATACGTCTGTGTTTAAAATGGCTGATTTTACAAGTGCCGCCTGCCCCAATATTGTAAATTGGTATGGTTACACACCGTATCATGTTAAAATGAATGGTGCATATGATTATAATGTTGGTGCTAATAGAGTTAAGGTATTTAATTCAACACTTGATGGTAATTCAAGTCTGGTAGTATTACGGCAGGCAAACGAAAACACAACAGAGAGTGGAAAAGCCTCTACTATTGCATTAGGTCATGCGAACTATGGTGGTGAAACTCATGCACCTAATATTGGAAGCACATACAAATTAGCATGGCGGGTATATCATGAGTATGGTAATGAAAACATTTTTTATCGTACAGAGGGGGGTGATGATGGTGTAAGCCGGAGAAATCATGCTTTCTACTGTTGGGATGGTACAACTGAAGTTGGCAGTCTTATTATCACGCCAACGAATATATTCGCACCAAATGAACAGGATCTAGGAAGTGAAAGCTTTGTATTTAATGAACTTTTCACTCGTTCAGTTCGTGCTAAAAGTCCGTCAACCGGCTATTATGGAATAAAGAACGCTGATTTTTCTGTATTCCAGTGTGTGAACGCATTTGATGTACCGACAACTAAAAATAGAAAATTCAGAGTAGGACATAATACCATGATATTTATTGGAAGCGTCAGAGGTATGACCGTTTACATGGTATTCGCTGCACAGGCGAGATTAATGTCCGGAACTGAAATTGAGGGCGTTACGCTGCAGTATAACGCTGACGAAGTATCTGTAACGATCAGTAACGCAAGCTCGACAAATTTATTTGTTAATGTTATAGTTAGAAATACAGAAGCATATGTGGAGGTGTAATAATGAACGATAACGAAAAAAGATTACTGGACCGTATTTTAAGTAACGCAGACATCAAAGGAGGTGAGATCGCTGTATTCAACAGTATGGCCGAAAAGATCTTTAAAGCATTTTTCAAGGATCCGGAAGAAAAGGATCCGCAACAGGATGATGTATCCAGCATTTACGATAATGAAATGATAAAATAGCCGAAATTACATACC